GGGCGCGGCCCAAAGCTGACCTTGGGGGTCCGTGTAATTCGTGTGGGTTGTTAAAAAATCCATGGTGTATCCTCAGTGGTTTATAAAATATGGGTGACTAAATAAGATTCACACGCTAGTTCTATAGCATCTAAATCAATTGGCGCGACACCTTCACTACTAAACCAAAACCAGTTCGAAGGAGGTGAAGCACTTTCCCTACTTAAAATGTAAGGGGGGTTGTTGGCATCTAAAGATGCTTGGTTTGCCCAATAAGCAAATTGAGTGTGGATGTCATAATAAGAATCCAGTTCATCGGTATAACTAAAAACCTCACTCGTGCCATGCGTTCTTTCTTTGAGTACATTACTGACTAACGAAAAGTTAACAGCCTTAATAACCGCATTTGTCCACGTCTGCCCTTGAGGGTCTGTAAAAGTTGCTGTTACCATTTAAGTAATCCTCTTAAGGTCCATAAAATATGAGCGACCAATCTACCGTTCTGGATATAGACTGTGTGGTACCATCAATAACATTTCTAGCCCCGATTGTTAACGTGCCTGAAATTAGTCTTTCGGTACTTTGCGCCATAGTTTGAGATATTGTTATTCGAGTGTTAGCAGTGCTGAATGTGCCACTAGCTCCGGTTATGGTCGGACTTGTCGTACCTGCTCCGTTGTTATCCACCGACACTTGTAACGTGTATTGCGCGGTTGCTTCCAACCCTGCCCCAAAACCTATTTCCCAATCACTAAACCCTTTATCCCAAACTAGAGTAAGAGTGCGAGCCGCACTAATTGTATTGGCCTCAACTGATTTACCCACAGGAGGAATGATAAAATAATAAGCTGTGTGTGAGCCATAAAAGTCAGTTAACTTAATTTGACCGGAAGTGGGCACTGCTGAATTTTGAGAAATCGTGGGTACATAATTACCCCCTTTGTAGTAGTCAGTTAGTTTGACATTTGACGGGCTTACCCCACCAAAGAAATTAAACAAACTTGCTTTTAAAGCTATGGTGCCCGATGTGATACCTAAAGGAATTAGTTGATCTATTAATGGACCTGTTCTCGCAGCAACACTTATATTTTTACTCGGTACCGAGCCAACAGAAACCGTCACTGTTTTTGATTGCCCATAGTCAGTAAATTCAGAGGTTCTTATTTCTAAGAGGTCATTATTTTCTACAGAGCCGCCATAAATTATACGAGAGCCCCTGTAAATTAAGTGATACCCGTTAGTTACGGAAACACCCAAGGGGCGGTTAAATCCTAACAGCCGTTGGGACCCTAAATTAATCGCGGTATTTGGCTCTACATTAGATACGTTATTCCAATTAAAGGTATCTGGCGTAACATCCGCAACACTAACAGTAATAGCTACGCTATCGCCCGTAGTGTTAGTTCGGGTAAACAATACAATGTCATTCGCACCGTCAGCAGCAGATAGGCTGATTCGCTTTATTGTAGTCTGTCCTGAGTTTAATAATACATCGGCTGTATTGGTCCAAACACCCGACTGAAATCCCCTAGCGTAAATGTTATTCGTTCCGGGTCCAGAAAAATCACCATACATGTGCAGGTAATCTCCACGCGCCATTGCGCTGAGATTGTCGGTGGTGGTAGCTGAAATTCCACCGCCTTCTCCAAACTCATAAAACACATTTACTGTAAATATAGCCATTAACTAACTTTCCTTTTCAGTTCGTCAATTTCTTTTTGCTGTGCTTTACACACTTCAATTAGTAAGGCTATTTCTGCTGATAAGGATACGTGCTTAGTACCCTCTTCATTAGTCTTTACAGCTTCAGGGTATACAGCTTCAACCTCTTGAGCTATCGTGTGAGCAACCCGTTCGTCAGGGTTACTAATCCAGTTAAACGTATACCCATTAATAGCATTCAGCTTACCAATTGGGTCTTCTATTTTAACTAAATTTTCTTTCAGCCTTCTATCAGAAGTAGCTATTGCGTCAGAGCCCGTTATTGTTCCACTTGCAGTTACAATGCCCGTCACGTTTACCCCAGACGAAGTGGTTTGCAACCTAGAAACCGCATTGTGGTGTAGTTGAGTAGCCCCATTGTCGGCAAACAGGATGTGCCATTCATTAGTTGAGTCGTTGTATATACCAGCGGTATCACCGTCAGCCATAAATGACCACAAATCTTCAGTGTTATTTCCTATCTGTATCCCTGACCAAGTTGTAGTAGCATCAGATATCCTAAGTAATCCACTGCTATCAGTACTCTCGCTTAAAACTATAGAGCCTAGTTGTACGGAAGGAAACGTAGCTGCCCTATTAGCCGCAATTACCTCAGTTCCACCTATCAGTAAGTTACTATTATATATGTTGACAGAGTTGTTACTAATAATTAACTTTGTAGATGAACCATGTACATTCCCTGAACCAATTGACACATCCCCTGAGCTATTCGTGATGTAAATATTTCCACGGTTGCCCATAAGACCATACCCGCTTAACATCAAGTCATCAGTAGCAGGAGCAGTATTTGAACCTGTACCTTGCACTCTAACGTCTGTACCACAGACAATATCCCCTCCAACTTGTAACTCACCTTTAGAAGGGTTAAATGTGAACCCCGCAGTTTGATAGACGTAGTCTGAGCTGTTACCCCAAAGAACCTTCCAGTTATTATTAGAAGTGTCTGCTGCATTAAATGTGACCTTAGAAGCTGTTGAGGCTGTTGTGGCATTACCATTTAAAGCACCATAAAAAGTCCTTGCTTGAACATCTTTATAAGTAGTGTGTGTTCCTCCATCTGTAAAATGAAACCTACTATCGGAGTGTAATGCTAAACGACCCTGTACTCGCTGTCCCCAGTGAAAGGATAATGCCGGTGCGTAAGCAGGAACACTTTGGGCATTGCCAACACGCCCAACTTCACGTAGTTCTATACCCGCAGTACCATAATTACCACTTGTGTCAGTGCTACTAAACTCATTGTTACCATTCAGGACGTTGTTAGCGTTGAGATAAACACCATCAGTCACTGTTGACGCGTTGCCCGCAAAGTTAGTACAAGTTAGCGTGTTGTCGGAACCTCTAAAAGTAACTCCGGCATCACTATATAGCGTACCGCTGGCATTAACGACCATAGGATACGTACCGTTAAAACTCGTAGGTATATTCGCTAAATTTGTTGCCGTTGCTGCATTACCCGTTGTACTCTGATCCCACGTTGGAATGTTACCTGTATGATATATCTCATAAGGAGTACCCCAAGCCGGAGCATCAAATGCTTGCTGTAAGATGTTAACAACTGGAACGCCTGATGTGTTTTTACTAAAGCTTAATGCTGTAGAGGTCTTAACATCCCCGCCAGAGTAACCACTTAACCATAGAACATCATGCCACGTACCGACGACTCCTAAGTTTGAACCTGCAAGCATTGCAAGCTTTAATCTACCAGAACCAAATAAAGAGCCGTTAGGTTTCTCAGAGCCCCCGGATACATAATAACCACCTAAGTAGTTGGTTACATCATTATAATTACGATGATTGTAGTAACTTGCTTGATTACCTGCTAGTTGGTTCGCATTAGCAGCCGTACCCGTAGTGTCTTGGTCCCACGTTGGGATATTCCCTGCGTGGTATACTTCTTTACCTAATACTTGTAATTCTTTATTAAAATAAAAATTAGGTCGGTCAGTATAAATATGAGCATAAGTAGCATTAGCTGGCCCAAATTCGATATATCCATGAGCAGTACTTAGCTTCAACCACGGTCCAGTAGACTGAAGTCCATACGTGCTAGTAAATATAACATTATTAGACCCCATACTGAGGTTACCCGTTAAGGAACCACCACTTTTAGGTAAGGCATCATTAGCGGTCAAATACACGCTCCTAAGAGCGCTAGAAGCAGCAACCGTAGTACTGCTCGTAGAGGTGGCTGAAGTGTTAATCGAAGTTTTCGGAATATACTTAGCAAACTCTGCAGCTAGGTCTATCGTTTCGGCTGACTTTAGATGTCCAAAACTGTCTTGAGATATGAAGTTGATTACGGCTAGACTGTTTTTTACGCCATAGTCTATTGAAGCCGCCAGAGAACCATGGTCGATGGTAATTGTTTTATTAGAGCTTTGATTGAGCGTGAAGCTCCCGCCTGTAGTCAAACAGTCTCCGGCACTGATAGAAATAGTGCTGTTATTCGCGCCACTAGCCACAATATCGGTAAGCAATGTGTTGTTTACATACACATCCCCCTCCATGAAGATGCCTTGGACTGTGGCTTTAATATACTGCAAACCAAAGCCCATTATCGCTTCCGCAAAAGTTGCGGAAGTAGCAAAACCCCCGCTATAGTCCGCAGCAGGTTCACGACCCACACCAATATAAGCCCCGTCTAAGTCAGCTCGAAGACCACCATCGAAATCTCCAAACCCTGTCAGGCGCATATCCCCGCCGTCAAAGTAGAAGAAACTGGTTAAGTCACTGGACCCGTTTAGATAAAGCCTACCTGCGCTATCAAAGTAAGTTGCCCAATTAGTTCCATCGTGATAACCGAGGTGCGTGTCGTTTGCAAAAAGCCCTGGATTCCCAGTTGGGGCTGGGAGTATCCCCTCATCACCCTTCTCACCCTTCTTTAAGATGAAGGTGTAAATGCTTGGGTCGGTAATTACTGGCGTGGATGTTGTATGGCCTGAGCTGATACCCACATAAGGCCTATCCCCCTCAACCACAGAAATTCCAGCCCCCGCTGCATCATTAGCCCACACCTTCCAATCATAAAGCGTTTGCTCTTGCCCAACTGCAGAAGTAGTTCTCCAAGAGCCCACACCGGCCTCAGACGAGCTTCTATACCAGAAGTAGTAAGTTTGCCCGCCTATCACGTTGTTAATCGTTAAGGCGTTGCCACTGACACCATCTAGGGCCGTATTAATATTATTTACGGTGTTGTACTTGAATTGATAAACCCGATTGCTTTTTACAATGCTTGGGGGCGTTAATACAATGCTTCCCGCGAGTACTTTAATATCCGGCGAGGCTAACGGGGTTACTTCCGTAGGTGCGTTTAGCTGCGTGGTTTGTGCCACACTATAAACGTAAGCTTCTGAGAACCCTTGAATAACAAATTTATAATTCTTGCTTGGATCTAAGGTCGGTAGATTGAGGCTGTTAGTAAACACGGTAGTTTTGAAAACAACAGTCTTCCCATCATTCTCAAATAATGTCACATCGTAGCCAAAGTGCGTACTATCCCAATCCGCTTGGTACTCAGAATAATCACTGTCTAAAGCGGAGAGTACCACGCCGGTTATAGTCCCTACCGTTTGGATCACATAAGTAAAATCCAAATTTGAAGTACCTGGATAGCGGTCTCTAACCGAGTCCTCAAAATGAAAGCGCAGCTGCAGCTCATCGGGGAGTACCTCCGGATTCTTCAGTACCTGTCTTATTTGGCTGGCCGTGAGATTAAACTCTCCGTTCTTAGAAAAGAACTCACCAAGGTAAACATTCCCCGTTCCTGAGATGTCAAAGAGCTGGCAGAAAACGCGATCGATATACCCGACTTTAAGCAGGTCGATTACCTCATTTGGGTTATTGCTAAACGCATAGGGGAGCTCTAAGTCCGCGTTCAATACAAACCCATTTAGGGCGGCATTTATCACCGGAACAGCTGAAGATAATGTTAAGTCCCCAGCGTTAACCCTCACAATTTCCCACTTAACGAATGCTGAAGGCCCTGAGACAGAATTAGCTTCAGCGGTCACTTGGATAATAATATTACCAAAGTCCAAACCTTTAATTTCTGCAAAGTTCTCAGACGTGATGTAGGTCTGGTTCGCCCCAGATATACTATCGGTTATCACCTCAATATTATAAAGCGTTCCAAGTGGGCGGTCTTCTTGCTCATCCCAACTTATCCAGAGGCTGTTATTCGCCCCTTTTAGCGTTCGCACCGTGCTCTGGTCAACAACTTGTAGGTTCTGGACCTTCTTAAGTGGCTTAGACCTGAAGAAATTATATTGGGGCGTGACACTCTGGGTCAGTAAATCCGCGTCAGTGTGCTTGTTAGGATTAACCTCAACAGCACTAATAACATACATGTCGATGCCCTTATCATCGCTCTCTTCAATGTTCGTGATGCGATAAGGCTTAGGAAGGCCAACAGTCTTCGTTGAATTTATTGGGTTCTCGATACGCACCACTGGGTACTCTGCAAGCTCAACTTGAGGAGGGAGGTCCGCGTTCAACGTAAATTCAAATAGCGGGATTCCTTCTTTGTCCAGAGATATAAAGGTTGTGTATTCGTGGGTTTGCGTTAGGCCCTGAATTTTTACGGTGTAAATCCCAGTTTCATCAATGAATAATGGGTCCCGGACACTTATCTTTCGAGAGGCATAATTAAGGGAAATAATTCGACCTGAAAGGCCATACCCCATCACGGGGTCAATAATATTAACCACTTCAAATATGCTGAATTGAATTCCTGCAAGGGGCAACGTAAAAGTAACGATTTCAACTTCGGACAGCATTGAGGACAGCATCAAATACATCTTGCGATAGCATTCCCACGAAGTGGTGGTTCCTAGCGCAGTGAACTCCGTTGAGTTTAGCCCGTACTTGGCAATAGCATCCTCATCTCTTATAGCCCCCAAATACTGCGTTACGTACTCATTGTCCTTGTCGATGTAACTGGCTTTGACTTCATTGCTGCGCTCTTTAAGAGGCGAGTAAGAATATAAAAACTCACTCTGTCCTGTCACTTGAACGCACATTTCAGGGGTGAGGGTCTCTACAGGCAAAGAAGGCATGTCGGCATAAAGCTTGATTTCACCAAGCTCATCTTCTACGGCGAGGAAATAGGCCGTTGCCAGTATCTGATTAACGAATTTAATGCCGTTGCTTGGGTCGGTCAATACGGCGTTGAAGGTGTACCGCGCAACTTGCTGAGCCCCTGAGATTGGGTCGTTTAAATCTTTAACCCCAGTAATCGCATTATAGCCATCGGCATACTTTGCTTTTTCATACCAAGAGTAGCGGTTGACCTTTATTTTTGGGTTATACCTAACTGCGCCGAAACGCAGGTTTGTGATTAGCTCATGAGCCAACCAAACTGGATTATCCGTGGGGTATTTCTCAGCGCTAAAGGTGCCGTCCCATGCGGATGTTTCATCATAGGTTTTAGTTTCCGGAGTGTAGTTTGAGGGTACCGAGCACATTAGCCCTCGGTAGTTCGCATTGATTGTCGGGACAGAATTTAATTGCTGCCCTAGAACCCCTGAAAAATGCAGCATCGAGGTTCCCGGATGATACTCTAAACTCGGGTCACTATAGGGGGTTTCATCGTTTGAATAGGCGTCCCCTTTCGAGCTGATTAGGTCGTAAGACTGCCAATATATTTGGGAGTCCCTCTTATCATCATCTTCATCGTTGGTGCGCTTTACTACTTCAATTTCGTAGGCTTCAGTCCCCACAGTTCGGGGTACGATTATCGTGTACTCCCGAGTAAATCCACTACCTGTAGTTTTCCCTGAAATATTGTGACTTTCGAGGGTCCAAGTTGTAGCTCCAACCTTTGTGCATTTTATGTCAAAATCCACTTCATGAGTTCTAGCGCCATCATCGGTGTATCTGACAAGGGAGGACACCAAAATTCTAACTTGAATACGGTCAAACCCGCCAGTAATTAGCGGGGTCGTTTTTGAAATCGGGACCTCAAAAAGTAATTGCGAGCCAACTGATTGGTTAACCGTTGCACCATCAAAAATATACCGAATTGGAGTTTGCCCAAACTCAGGGTCTTCCGCAGCAGTAACTTCTAACCCTTTTTCAAAACGGATGAGTAATTGGCTTTCATCGAAATTATCGACATTATTCGTATCAAAGATAGGCGTATCATTAATAAAAATATTCTGCAGCTTTTCTTCTGGGGTGTCCCCAGCTATACCAAATATAGGTCCTTCAGCAATACCTAAAAGGATTTCAAAAGCATCCGTAGAAAATAAAGTGTCTGACTTATCAGACGGTCCTCCGCCGCCACTACCCTTATATTTCATGGGTGCTCCTAGTTAATCATCGTCATATTTAAATTGTAGGCCTGTACTATATCACTCAGTTTCTTTTTAAGGTATCTGGTACCCCCCGATTTGGGTCCTTAAATAACCCTCCCATTCTTGAAGGCCTGTTTCCTTTGTGTCAGCATTTCTATAGACCATATCCCAAGAGTCCCGGCGGTTGGGGTCTATATTGACCCAAAGATTTTCGGCAAACTTACTGAAATAGACATCCGAACCGTTGGCGGACTCAATATTGACGCTAAAGATATGCCCCCCGAAACGGTGGGTACCAAATATCAAGGCTATCGGGGTTCCCGATTCCACTGTGTTTGGGTATGTTCTAGCCGAGCGACTTTGCCGCTTGTTAGCATCTCCAGAACCGGGTTCTGTTATCAGCTCAATAATAGCGCCAAGAACCAAACTGACACCCACATTGAACATCACAGTCATATACCAGGGTATCTCCGCAAGGGCCATACCCGAAGTTAATATAACCGCAGTAACAATCAGGATGACGCCAATTACAAAACGTACGTTTCTATTCCCCGCCCCCCTAAGTTGCTTTTGTTTTACGGTTTCGTTACATACCAAAGTCATTACGCCATTCTTAATATCTGAAGTAAACTTTTGTGCCTCGTTGCACTCGGATACCTCACAAATAAATCGCTTTGTCTGCTTTATAGGATTGAAGAAATCGAATAACTTAAGCCCTTCAAGGGCCTCTTTGTAAGTTCTGGCCTCAAGTTTAATGGTCTTGGGAATGCTATTATCGAAACCGGTTAGATTAATTGTTACCACGGTAAACCTCGTCTATTAGTAATACAGAATTTTTAAATTTGTAACTGATAACCTCATGCTGGCCGACAATAATATGCGTTAGGTTCCTAAAGTTATCAAAGGTGTCGTAGTCTGCAAGGCTCAAGTTGGCATTTGTAATTGGGTGCGAGTGCCAAACCGCTGCAACTCTATCCGTATAACTCTCAAATTCGGAAGGACATATTTCAAATTCCTCGGCTGGGTTATTGTGGATATTCTCGGCCTCAAGGATTTCGCCCGTTGTTAAAACAAATCCACATCGCTCAATATCAGGCACCCAATAGCTGTGTAACTTAGCAAGTTTAATTTTCATTCTTTAGGCGGCTCTTGATGGTTGGAGGCAACTGATTGTAAAAACTAGAAAGTGAAGTTAAATCGTTTCCATAATGCGCTGCAGGAGTCCTCAAAACTCGCTTTACTCTAAAGCGCCAACGGTCTGAATACGGCTCCATTTTAGAATTCTGACCTTGTAGGTGATGCAAAATCTTATTTTGGCCAACGTAAATAGCCACATGATTCGTACAGGCGCTCCGGGCAATATTGATTAACAACGCATCCCCCACTTTTACATTATGGGCGTTATTCCCTGTGTCCTGAAAACCCTCAGCCTCAAAAAATCGGTCAAACAAATTAAAGCCTGTAACATGATGCCAGTTATTCGGACGAGCATAATTCGTCAGCTGGATATTAAACTGCTGAAGGTAATACTTTTGAGCCAAGGTATAGCAATCTTGATAACCTTCAGCATACGGCTTTCCAACCAGCTTAAAGAGCTCACTAATCATACGATCACCGTTGGGAATTCTGGTTGAGTATATCGCTTAGGGGGTAACCGAAAATTATTGCCATCACTCGCTCTTCTTAATTCCATAGTGATTGCTTCTTGAGATAAGCTGACAACATGAGATACCACAAAACTTTGTTGAAACCCGTCAAAGGTATCCAGCTCCAAGGGAGAACATTTAAAGGAATTAACCTCTGCGAAGTCCAGAACCTTTTTAGAAACGTAAGCTGAGAACAACCCTTGGTCATTCGGAAGAGTGAGCTTTGGGCGGGTAACTTCCCCTGAAGAGGACTTAATTATCGACGTCATTTTAAAAGGTTGATTAGACCAGGTTTGGCCCTTCCAATTAACAGTATCGCCATCGGTAAAGCGCAGCGCAATGTTGTTGGCTAGATGGTCTTCGAAAAGAATTTCTATAAACGTAAGAGGTTTTGTAGGTGAGAGGCTTTGAGTTTCCTCTTTAAAAGTTGCGCTAATTTCCGGCATCGTCAATTCTCCAAATTTTAAACCTGAGTCTAACTTATTCCAGGCTATAAACAAAGAAACCCCACACGATGAATGCGGGGTTGATGTTGGAATTGACGATAATCAACTTACCGTAGCAAGCTAACCGGAGTGTAGATTACCTATACTTAAGCCCATTTACAAGCTATTTTATTCATTTAATTGATAAAAGGTTAATTAGTAACCTATTGACCTCTGTTTTAACCGAAAAGTCAGGTTTAATACGGCCCCATCTCCGCCAATAGTCCCCGGAGGAACGACCAACGGGGCTGAAAACTTAACAACCATATTACCTAAATTTGGGTGCTCATACAAAAAGTATTCGTGCATCTCATGTTCTCTGTAGAATGTTTCAAGACGAGCAAGGCTGATATCCTCTTGTCGGTCGGTCAGCACTAAGCCCTCATCAAAGCGTTTCATCGCAGCAAAAGTTAGGGTTAAATCTACCGCTATCGGCGTGTTTGGTTTAACGGTATATTCCCAGCCGCCCCCCAGGGCCACCGAAAGCCCTCTGTTGGGGTATTCAGTTTGCACTGAGTGGTACGGAAAATTAAAAGTTTGCAAGGCCATATTATAAAGTATCCATGTTAATTCGTTTAATTAAGGTCTTCAAAGAGCCCCCCCGCATCAAGTTATCACTGACGGCATGCACTACATCATTTGGGCCTAAGTTCTGAGGTACTTGGTCTGGAGTGACCACATACATGTTTACCGTCTTACCTCCGCCAGAACTATCCTGAGTCGTTGGCATTGTGCCCGCATCTACTTTGCTGGTTTGCTTGGCGATGATATTCGGATCCCCTGAGTTAAGAGCTCGCACCGTATCAACCCCCAAAGCGTCTACCGCTTTCTTACGCAGGATAAACTCCCCTCGGGCAACCCGAGCATTCGTAGAATCTCGGCTACCTATCCCGGAACTAATTAAACCCCCACCATAATAACCGCGACCGATGGCCCCTCCGGCCATTACTTCACCGCCCGTATAACCCGTAGGAGGAGGGGGGGGTCCCATTACCCCGCCACCACCGCCAGTTGTTTCTCCCCCAAGAGTACCCCCTGCAAGACTCCCAAACACCGTGGACAATAACTGCTTGAATGCAGACTGAGCCACAATATTCAGCATCGATTGAAGCATAGATGCGAACAGTTGTTTAGTTGCTTCCTCAGCGCTCAAAGCCCCTGTAGCAAACTGAGTAAAAGCATTGGCAAAAGTGTCGCCCATGCCCTTCGCTAAGTCCGTCAAACCCTCAATCGAAGTGCTTATAGCATCAAAGTTTGAGAACTCAATGTTGAGCTCTTCAAGGGCCCCATTGAAACCATTAGTTAATTTAGTACCTAAGCCTCCCGACTCATTCTCGGCATACGTATTATCTGCAACAGTCTCCCCGATTGGGGTATAGCTTGTGCCATATACCTGAGCTTTAATCTTTCTCTGACGGTTCGTGTCGTAGCTGCCACCTTCTAGGTCTCGCTTTAGGCTGGTAAGGGTCCGTCCGAACTTGTCTACGCCTTCCGCTGATTCCGCTGCTTGAGAATCTAGGTCAATCAGGGATTTTTTCTGATTAGTAACTAATTTTTCAAGGTCTGCAACTTGCTTTATCGCTGCGGTTTTAGATTTTCCTTTAGCTAGGTCTTCGTTGTTGACGACTTGGCTATTGAGTATTTCAATTAACTTTTGGTAATCCGCAATAGCGGAAGCTAAGGCTCTACGTCTAATATCAATAGACTGAGCATCTAAGATGCTGACCTCATCAATTGAAGATTCGCTGTCCGCGATATTTCTGCGTCGGGCTCTTCCGGTGTAAGCTTCATTCTCTCCAAGTTCTAAGGAGCGTTCCGCATCGACTTTACGAAGCGCGGAAGTATTCCCGACTATATCCGCTCGGTTTTCAGAGGTTTTCAACTCGTCAGCGATCGTAGTTTTAACCGCCCCCACAAAATTAGTAATTTGTTTTGATAGGTCATCGTCTGAGAATTTAGTACGACTGAGATTAAGCTGGCCATCCCCTTCATAAGCGGTGGTTAATGCGTTTCCAATATCAACTCTGCTTTGATTCTTTGAAGCAATGGAATTGAGTTCCCCTAGTTTGGTTCGCTTGTCTATTTCAGCTTCACGATTTCGCACTTCTAAAGCTTCGCCGGATAGCCCCTTACCCTTCTTGGAATCAAATACAAGTCTAGCCGTTTCAATATCTACCTTCTGACGGTAGTACTCCATTATTTTATTGATTAGCTCGCCACTTTCCTCGATATCCAGACTGTCACGTAATCTAACTTCAAGCGGGGAAATTAAGTTAGCCAGCCCTTTTTCCTGCTGGCTGAATCTGAAGTTAACATCTGGCGTGGCAAGCTCTGCAGCTTGTCTTTGAGCATCATTAACGTTTGACTCTGCTGTAGCAGCTAGTGCGTTGAAACGCGTTTCTCGCAATAGTTTTCGAGCCCGCTTATTCACTTCTTCTTCGGTTCCTGGCTCAACTAACTGACGAGCCATGGCCTCAGCTGCTTCAGTTATCGCGTCAAGTTCTTTATCCGCTTTAGCCGCGAGTAATTCAACGGAATCATAAAGCGCAATATAGTCTTGCTCTGCATCTGGGGTATCTTGATTCTTTTTTATAACTTCCTCAAAAGCAGATTGAAACTCCTCCTTAATTTGAATAACCTGCTCACCCGGGCCATCAGTAATCGTTTTCTTTCTAAGCGTCTCCTGCCGTATCTTGGTTTCATTGGAATCATCAAACTGCTTGAGGTTCCCTTGAACTTTGTTGGCTGCTTGCTGGCGCTGTTGAAGACTGTTCAAGACCTCCTTAATAAGGTCCTTACTTCTCTTCTTAGATAAGGACTCATCGTCCCCGAACACTTGGGCAAGTAATTTCTCTTGAGTTATTTTTCCGCCATTCACAAAGGTCGTTAATTCAGAAACGAGCGTGTTTAAGTCTTCAACGGCTTTTCCCGAAGCGCCTAAAGAACCATCCCCGCCGTCTCGGGCAAGAGCTAGATTTTTGTTAATGCCTGAAAGTTGCGTGTCAAAGTCTGGGAATATTGTGTTTAAGAAATCTAAAGGGGTGGATTTCCTACTATTGCCTCTAACGTTTCTTCTGTCTCCAAAAGCAGGACTCCTGACATTATTTCTTGCGCCGTCAGCGTTCGGATCCGTTTGATTGATCAAACGATCGAAACGACTATCCAAAATAGTTTCGCTTTCTTGGTCATTACTAAACAGCTCATCGATAACCGCTTTGTTGTTCTCCAAGAAAGAATCACGGTCTCTAAACGTAAGCACATCCCTATTCTCAATGGCTTCGTTTCTAAACTCCTTCATCTTATCGATTAGGTTTGCGTAACTGGTGACATTATCATCAAGGTATAAACCCTGAAGCTTAAAGTCATCATTCAAACGCTGGATACGGCGGTTAAGCTCCTTATCATCCGCAAGCAAGTGTTGGTTATCCATCAACTCAATAATTGCGGCATTTATTTTAGTGACCCGGGCCTCATAAGTTTCAATGTCAGAATCGTTTTCATTGATACGCGCTTGAGTCGTATCCACTCGGTCACGGCTGCGCTCTTGAGAATCTAAAGCATTATAGGCTAGGACCCCCGCCGTACCGGCAGCAACAGCAATACCAAAACCTGGCAAGAAAGATAGTAAGCGGGATAATCCGCCTAAGACACTTAATAGGCCCCCGCGTCCAGAAATAGCCGTGGCCAGTTTACCCATCGTGCGCGACTCGGGGCTGGCCTTTTTACCACCGCCGATAGCCGCACCGCCAAGAAGACTCGCCCCACCGCTCAAAAGACCCACGCCAAGTCTTCCGACTGAGCGTGCACCAACAGCCGTAGCATAAATAGCAAGGCCTGGGCCGATTAAGGATATAAGTCCTTTCATCTCCCTAAGCTGACTTAACCAATCGCCGGTCTTCTCAACCAACTTAGTTAAGCTATTAATCACGGGCTCAAAAGCGTTGAACGCGATTGACTTCATGATGGAATATAGTCTTTCCAACTGAAAGGCTAGGGCTGTCATTTGTACGGCGTTAGCTTGCGTGGCTGAGCCGCTCAGTCGCATTTTCTTTTGCAACTCATCGGCAACATCAATGTTGTTGGCAAAAGCCCCGAAAGCAGAGGCCGCTCTAACCTGCATCGATTTCATCGCATCCCTGACGGTAAAACCCTCATCCGCAAGTAGCTTCAAGGTTGGCACTAATCCGCGCGAGGATATATCAAGTTGGTCCATTGTAAGACCAAGGCCACCAATAATATCCTTAAATTCCGCGCTCGGCTTTTGCAAAGCAATAATAATTTGACGTAAGCCGGTACCTAGCGTTGAGCCCGAACGAATACCTGAGTTGGCCATCGCTGCCAAGGCCGAAACCGTCTCCTCAAAGCTCACATTCGATTGTGCTGCCAAGTTACCTGAGTACTGAAGACCTAAGGCAAGCTTATCCAAGTTAAGTTTTGAGCTGTTCACCGCAGTCGTCATCTTATCGACGATGTTGACCATCTCCGAAGAGTCCTTGTTAAAGACCCCTAGAGTTGACGTAGCGAGGTCTACTGCTGACTTAAGGTCAGAACCTACCGCAGTGGCGAAAAGCGTCACACCTTCTATTGCGTTGCCAATATCGTTCTTTCCTAGACCTGCTTGACCTAAGGTTACCGCCGCTTGAGTTACATCCAATGCACTAAACTTGGTTTTCTCTGAAACCCCAATTAAGGTTTCCTCAAGTTCCGTCATTTCAGTATTCGTCAATGCAACGATTGATTGCAGCTGTTTGAATTCTTTTTGTAGCTCGACGGCGAAACTGACGGCTCCTGCGCCAGCAGCAACGCCGCCACCAAGAACAGCATAGTTTCTTAAGAGGGAGGCTTGCTGTCTAAAAAGACCGGCCCCCCCATCGATGTTTCGATTCACTGAGTTTTGTTTGTTTCGCTCCATCGCGTTATTGACTCGGCGTTGCTGGTCCGTTGGGCGAAGTTGTTCTTTGGATTGCTGATTAACTTTACGAGTTTCAGCCGTAGTTGCTCTCTTCTCGGCAGCTGCAGCATCTCTAGCCGCTTTCTCTAGCTCTTTTAATCTAAGCGTGGCTTTGTCTAAGTTTTCACTTAGGCTTTTAATTGAGCGTGAGGCCTGACTCTCAAGCTTAGTGTTGCGGGTTTCTTGGCCAATATCTCGGGCGCTGTTGGCCCCTTTGAGTAATAGTTTCTGGCTGGCTATCTGCGCTCTAAGGTCCCCAGCCCCAAGAGTTCCTAAAGAGCTTCCATCGATAGCGGGCAAGCGACTTGTGGCTGGGTTTCTTCTAAACTGATCGTTATAAAAGAAACTCGTTGAACGGGCTAATGCTGGGTCTTTAAATCCCGCCTTGGCTGCAACGTTGGATTGTTTTCTAAGTATCCGAGTTTGGTCTTCGAATCTCTCGTTACCTAGCTTCAGGTTTTTACTTAAGCGCTTAATTTCAGAGTTTGCTTGCGTAAGTAACTTGTCATTTCCTTCGTTCTTTTGGGCAAAAGAAAGCCCCGCTCGCGCACCTCTAAGCTGCACTTTTGTGGCCTCTAGGCCAGCTTGTAACTCATTCCCGCGTAAACTGCGGGCTTGGTTTTGAGTTAGCGGAGTACGACGAGCAATCTCCGGACGCTTATTAAACTCCTGAGTATAGAAATCGTTTAGGGTTTTACGCTGGGCTTTTACCTGTTTTTTTAGGCTCCCTGTGAAATCCCCCATCATTTCTTTGAAGGTGTTATTGAACGAACGTTGTACGTCAGCTTTCTGACTTCTAGTTAAGCCTAAACCTTTGTTATTAACAATGTCGCTTACGAATTGATTACTAACACCCTTAATATTTTGTTTTTGAGCATCTAACAATTTACGATACTGGGTGGTTTGACCTATATCTACAGGGGTACCACCCTTTTTCAAATTGTCTTTTGTGATTTCTGGAACCGCATCTTTTAAAGACTTGCCCGCGTCTTTCATGGCTTTCTCTAAAGCCTGAAACTGCTTGACCATTCTGTCTAGGTCTTTGATGCCTTTCGGGTCAACACCAACATTCAACAGGGTTTGCTTAATACGGTTACCGGTACTCATCGTCAATCTCCAAATTTTTAAAGGCCTAGAGCGGCGAACTGCGCCATGGCCTCTGCTTCGTCTTTAGGTGGTTTGGGCTTATCGTCTTCGGATTCTCCGAAAATTGCCCCTGCGACCTTCAGCATATTTTCATATTGCTGTGTCATCTCAATCGTTTTTAATCCCAGCTGCAGCTTTATCTCGCACTGAACATCAACTTTCGTATACTTCCAAAAGAAAGTGTTCAACCGACTAGGAACGGTTTTGAATACGACACACATTTTTTCATCAAAGGTGAGCTCTTCGTACCAAGTTGAAAAACTCTCTAGGGTTTTTCTTTCATTCCCTGAGCTTTTTTCCGCATCGAGCTCGTCGCCCTTACCAAACTCTGAGTAAAAAAATCAGAAACGTGGGCCTCCACCCAAGTAAGGAATTCAAATAAATGCTCTGTTTCTATGCCCAGTGTATTCAAATCTATTTCTTTTACTAGACCGCCATTTTCATTGCGCTCTGATAAGCATTCAACCACCAGAGCGCCTCGGACATGTGGGTTGGTAAATGCCTCAGTAAGCTGGCTCATGTCTTCAAACATTCCGGCAATCGTATTCACTAGGCCGAAGCTCATAAACACTTCTTTTTTAGTATTGTTAAAGGTAACTTCGAATCGTGGAGAGGGGTTATTCATTTGCATCGTCAATTCCTGTAGGTATAAAAAAAGGTCTCAATCTGAGACCTTTAATAGTACATCACTTTAACCTTGGATTACATTACGCCAGTGGGGCTTTTACCGAGTCAATGCTGATAGTTCCTGAACGGCCTTTGAACGCCGCGTAGTTGCTATCCACCAAAGATGGTTTTAGGGGCTTAAACTCAAACGGGATGTTGCCAAACTGATCCGTTGAGAACGCCATAGATAAACCCGAGCTAATACGGATTTTCGGGAACAATAACGTTACCCATTTACCGTTTGCCAACTGGCCAGTTATCTTCGCCGAATAATCACGGTCAACGTCAGTAGAACCAACATCAAGGGATGTTACTTGAGATACTTCAGTACCTACAGGTAACGCAGTGGCTAAGGTCGTATCCGGTACCGCTATCGTAATCGATGCTGTGCCGCCAGAAGCCGTTCCAGTGGCAATTCCAGAAACTGCAGTTACCGTACCGATAATAATATTCTCATCATCTGAATTACGCAAACTAACAGTATCCCCCGCACTAAGGTCCTGACCTAGGCCATCCGCAACCGAAATCTCTATCGATCCAGCTGAGAAAGTAGCTGACGAAGACGACACAAAAGCATCCCCCGAAACAGCTACCAATCCAGACCCTTCAAGACCTAGAGCGTAAGCAATGTTCTTTTCAGTGTATTCATACATTTCAAAAGTGCAACGAGTTTCAGCACCTGTGGTCAATGTCATGATGATTTCGTTGGTTCGGCCACCCTGAAGGTCCGTAGTGGTTTTCGAAGCATCGATGTTAAAATTCTTTACTAAGCCTAAGCTGTGGGCTACAGGGTTTAGCGCGTATAGTTCTTCCGGGGTGCCGAGCATTACTGTGGCAGTACCCAGCATAAAGTTAGTTGATTTAGCGTCACCGGCCATCGTCAATCTCCAAATTTTAGGTTATTATTAATACCTTACTAACGAGGACCTAGTTATGATGATATCGAGAAATAACCCAGTACCAGTCACGCTCCCCGGAGTAGTTTACGAAGCAGTTAAAAATCTGCCTATAGATGAGCCAAATACAGCATCAAAAATACGTACGATGTTAGACTACTTCTTTACCAATAAACCACAAATAACAGATATGTCTTCTGTAGATTTATCCGGTACGTTGAAAAGCTTTACTTTAAGACTCTCTGATTCAGAATTAGAGAAACTCAATAAGTTCTGCCGTAGTACACTATACACCCGACCCCAAGCTTTTCAAGTGACCCTAGCCACTGTAATACATGAGCTAACTGAAGCGGAGGAGCTAGTAAACTAAGGCCGCTTCGAAGACGACAGATTGGAAGATCTTAGATTTTGAAGACTTTTGAACTGGCATCACACGGGTGTCATCTAACGTAATCGCATGTCCTACGGTTAACCCAGTGTGCACATCAAATATACGCACTTCTTTTGTTGGTTTGAAATCGTCAAATATCCCATCTATCACATCACTTAAATTCATCAGATTCGGATCTGCTGAAGTGGCAACCGTAATTGCGGCACTAAATACCACCGTTGGCTGAGCATCATTAGCTGCCGCAACCGTCAAAGACTCAAGCCCTATTATGTTCTCAGTAGGCAAGCCGTTCTCATCCAAGTAAGCATCTAAATTTGTGGCCACAAAAGTTCCGCCAAAATGAGTATTCAGAAAGGTAGCCTTCTCCGAACAATATTTTAATAGTGACGCTTGAATGTTTTTGTAATCAGCCATTGAGCATTTCCTTTAAAATTTCAGTTAAGTCTGTGTTCCTATCATTGCCCGCTAAATAATACCCTAACATCATTTCAGGGTAGTCATGGCCATAGTATTTCAATCCCTTGAGCTTGCCCACCATCGCTCTATTAATCAGCTTGGCACTTTTTAAGGTCTGAATGTAATCGAAGTCCGTGCGACCCGGCCCCATCTTGTCTAGCTTGTCTAAAAAGGAAATATTTCCCAGCACTGAGAAAGCGCCTCGGTATAGTGCTCGCTGCACGGAGAAGTTACCTTTAGCCCCTTTTATTTCAACAATGCCCTTCCCCGTCTGAGTCAATCTTGGCTCTTTAGATAAGTCGGTCTTATTCAAATAAGCATTCACTTCAGGACGAACCGCATCAACCCAGTTAACCCGCTTTCCACTTTTCGTATTTCTGGGCCTACCATCCGCACCGACTGAAACACTAGGCCTCAAAGCGCCCCCCCCGGTTACCGTTTTAAGATTAACGCCACCCAGGGCGGATACCATTTTTTTGGAGGCATTCTCGCTATTTCTAGCCAAGCCTTTTAGTTGGTCACTCAGCTTCAGTTTCTGGCGAACTAGGGACCCTTGAACAGTCAGTCCCCGCCACAATTTAGGCTTATAACTTTTATCCCCTGGGTTCTTTTTTTTATCTGCGGCCAAGGCTGAAGATTTCTTAATAAAACGTAAGCTTGGATTCTTCTTAACTATCCATCGATACGTCAGCGGGTTTGAGTAATTAAACCCGAAAGCATTGCTATCCCCGCCGTGGCTCTGAAGTGTTTCTGAAAGACTATCTAAATAACCGGGCATGTTTTTAAAGTAGCGCTTGAAAAACTCTTCAGCCGCCGCCTCCGCTTTGGCTTGCACAAAAGCTGCGTTGCCAACTGAAACGCCGGTCATAAACGCATCTAACTGAATAACGAAAGCGGACGTGGCCCCAACCTGTTTCATGAGTTACCTCACTTCAACGCGGAAGAGCCCTGCTATTTCCTGAATACTGTGAATATTTCTGCCCTCGATGACATCATCTTTGCTGAGTCTTTCAGCAACATAGTAAACAGAGTTGTCCGTCTGAAGGCTTTTTTCATCCTGAATAACCCCAACCTGTAAAACTGCGGGTATCGTAATCAACATCATGTTGAATTGCCCCGTTGGCATTCCGGTTGTTGGATGTGTACCGCTATATTGCTTCTTAACTTCAGCCATCGTATTGACTCGAAGTCCTAGCAAAACGTCCATTTCTTCGGTTTCATGATGGCTGGCCAATATGAAATGTGGTTTGTTTCTAACTTTGCAGAGAATATCCCCGGATTTCAGTCCATATTTCTTTTGTACATAAATAAGACTTCGCACCGGCATCATTGTTAAAGTGTTTTCATTTGGCTTGGTAACCACCACCCCCAGTTTAGTGTTGTCCTTCCAAACTTTGATTGTTAAATCCATTACTAAGCACCTGTAAATAAATCTGTTCTGGCAACCACTTCAACTAACTGGGTAGGCTCAATCTCTTGCTCGGGGTCAAACTTGGCAAGCAGCGTATTGTACTTGGATGAAATCTCTTCTATGAAAGGTTTTAAGTTACCTTTGCTTAGTCTAGTCTTCTTCACATCATCGATGGCTGTACTCTTAAGTAGTCTTAGCTCTAAGCTAAAACAGTTAACCAACGCTGCGTGGTACATAATGAGGTTATTAAAATCAGCAACCGTGTTGTCATCGATGACGAGCAAGTCCCCTAGTATTTCAGCAACGCTTATATAGCTGGCGTAGAGGTCTATTTCTTCAAGTTCTAACTCTCGATCGGAAACCCCCAGAAAGTTACGAACCTGCTCAGGAGTGACGAAAATAGGAAGGTCTTTTTCCAATCGAATAGTTTCCGAGTAATACCGCGATATCCCCTCGGATTGGAAAGAAACTTTCAGTTTTAAAAATTGGGCAGCTAACCCCTCACCAAGAGCAAAGCCGCCCTGATAGCTAAAGTCGCTATCAAAGGGAGTCGTTTGGTTTAACAACTCAACACCAGAAATCGTATTTACTGCAATGGTTACATTACCTACTTCAGGTACTCTAACCGTGTCCCCAATCAGGAACTCCGTGAGAATCAGAGGCGTATTTTCAGTTAATCGTAACATTGCAGTAGTTTCCTTTACTTCTTCTTATTCGCTGCGGGCTTTTTAGCCTCAGGCTTTTCTTCCGGCTTTTCTTCCGACCCGTCTTCGTCTTCTGCATCCACAGAAAATTTAGCTAAGAAAGCCTCGGTTGCTAAAGCAACATCCCTTTCCGAACCATCAAAGAAATTTTTAAACTCACAAATTAGCTTTGCTTGGCTTTGACTAACGAACTGGTCGAACTGGCCAGTGTGCTCAATCACTGAAGGTCTGAAGGGCTCAACATCGCCCCCCCGAGTCATCAGCATGTAGTTGCCTAAACTTTCTACAAGTAACATTTTCATTATAGTTTCCCAATTGGAAAGGCTTTAAACGGGGCCGAAGCCCCTAGTAATTACGAAGTTGTGTCGAAGATATGACGCGTATCGCCATAAACCAAACGGTAACCCATGTTCATTGTCTTAACATAAGTAATTGATTGGTTCTTAATCGCTGTCTCAGATTCATTCAACAATGATCCAGACTCGATAAGCTCTTCAGCTGTGTCTGCTACTGAGTAACAAATCAACTTGCCGGCTGGAGCTGAACTAGCGATACGTACGCTAACACCTTGGATGAAGTCTAAAGCTAGACCCATGTTAGGAGCGCCACGGTCTTGTAAATGCTCTGCAACCGACTTGTTGCCAGTAACCGGCATAAACATTAAGAAAAGCTCTAACCACATTTCGTAGCTACAGAGAATCATGTCTATTGGTGTACCTTGGCGAGCCCGCTGCATTAGGAAGTCAGCAAGCGCAACGTAGTTGTCTTTAAGTGACTTAGTGCCCGCAACATCCCAGTTCTTAAACGTAGAGCCCGCGTAAGCGGTAGCTGCAACGTGAACACCATCACCACTGACTAGCAATGAGGTCAAAGAACCTACTTTACTAATTTCTAGGTTACGGTTTACGCGGTTCGCATACGGCGTTAACGCATCTAAGCTTGCACGGCGATCGAACTCGTAAGAAGTACGAATCGCTGAACCGTGTTTGAAGAACTTAATCGCACGGTCAGAGCTTTTGATTGTTTGAATTGGCACGTTGGCTAATTCAGCAATCGGCGCTGTATTCAACTGGCCTTGGTCGTCGAAAATCGCTTGAGTGATAACTTCGTTACCCGTGACAGTACGTGTTTGAGAAACCAACCCTTGAGTTGTTTCAAACATATCCTGGCGAGTATTCCACTGCATCATGTCGTCTATTACTTCCGGGAATAAAGCCCGTGAGCCTGGACGCATTGCAAACGTATCTGCTGCAGCTTGCAACGTGATACCTTGGCGGAAAGCGTTTTTAAATGGCAGATTCATCTCAGCTAGTGTAGCTTCGTAACCGCTCATTAAACCGTCTTGTGATCTAAAACGTTTCGTGTCTGATTCAGACGCAGCAACGTCAACCGATAGAGTAAGGTAATCTCGTATTGAGACCCCAAATTTCTTCGCATCGCTGATAAGCTTTAAGCCTGAGTCTTTTGATTCATTCGGGTTATCCGAAAGGATTTGTCCCAACACGACCGCTAGTGGGGCGCGTTTAATTTCGGTTAATGGTCTTGTGTTCATCGTCAATCTCCAAATTTTTTACTACAAACTGTACTGTAGAAAAGAGCTAACCCTATCGGATTAGAACCTCAACCGTACTGTCAGTTGTGTTAACAGATAACACAAGTGTATTCATACCCGCGCCAGTCCCGGCAGCTTTAACTGCACCTGCACCAGCCCCTACAATTCTACCGCCAGCTGCGGGAGCTGTCCCGGTATAATCGAAAGTGGTAACAACCTGCCAAGAAACGGCACCTGTTGTTGCGCCTTCAACTCCGCGGTCTTCATATGACTCTAGTAAGCCAAAGATTTCTGCGCCGTCCGCTGAAAGGTCAACTGTGTTATTACCTGTAATACTTACCGGCATACCGACTTTAGTAAAGCCATCAACACCAGCGCCTAGCTCAAAAGTACCAGCAGCTGATTCAGTGCGAATACCATGGTTTGTTAATGTTCCAAAATACATGTTGTATCTCCTATCGTGTACTTACAAAAGCACTGTTTCTAGCTTCGCTTGCACGTGAAGATAAAACAAGTTCATCCTCCACACCGCCAGCACCGAGAGCCACACCGCCGCGAGGGATGTTGGCCAATTTCACTTGAGCTTCTTCAAGGGCCGCGATTTGTTCAATCACTGTCGCGCTTTCTTTAAGCTCGATACCCGCTGCCACACAAGCTAAGTTAGCTTGTTTAGCCACGAAATCTGAAACCGTTTTAGCTTCAGCCAACTTAACGTTAACCTCTTCTAATTTGGTTTTATCTTCACCATTGCTCGCCGCTTCAAGACTCGCTTCTAGTTCAGTAACTCTAGCCGTCAGAGATTCCACAGAAGCATTGGCTGTTAGCAGATTTGTCTCTGCCAACTCCAATTTTGTTTCTGCTTTAGTTTTCTCTGAAGATAGATTTACCACTTGGTCTGTTAATGCTTTCAAATCCATGGGGTCACCTTCGTCATTAGTTTTTTGGGTTGCAGAGCACAAAAGGTAGGCCATCTCAATCGCTTCAGGACTCATCCCATCTGCGGCAAGCTGTTGATACGCTTCTTTACTCAATCTTTGTTTAGCCGAACCTAGTATTTTGGGTTTGTTAGACGCCCCCTTTCCTACTAGCGACTGTTCTTTCCACTTTTTGAGACCGGTTAAACGTAGGTGAACGCCATCGACGCCCAACATATGCTCGTTGTCACATTCTCTATAGTAAAAACTCATTTCGTTACCTGGAGCAGCATAATCAAAGTCACACTCTGAACAATACGCATGATTAGGTAACGCGCCCACACTCACTTCGTCGATAATACCAAGGTCTATTTTCTCGGCGTATTCACTCTGGGATTGGACAAAAAATAAGGAATTCAAATCGAAGTGCCCGTTCTCACTAGCCAGAACATCAGCGTGAAAGACTTTACCAATAGGTAACATATGGCCTTCGTGCATCACCAGTTTAGGGACGCTCTCGGTCTCCAGATAATCCGCCATCTCTTGCAAGAAAGCTTGGGTCATCTGGGCACCATCGTAAGGAGAATAGCTTTGGCTTATTGGGCGGGTAGACGCACTGACGGCCTCGTAAGCGGCTATCTTTGTGAAATCAACATCATCCCCGACGGCCTTCGCAATCAAGGATTTAATTCTTTCGGTTAGCTCAAGTCTCTTTGCCATCGTCAATATCCAAATTTTATTTAGTTAGCTAATTTGATTTAGCTTGCTTATCTGAAGCTTTGCTAACAGAGGCCCCCACAGGGTCACTGTTAGGAGATATCTTCGCAACATCCACTTCCATCTTATTACTATTAAAACCCGTCCCTGATAGTTCAGGGGAGTTCTCTGGACGAATTCTTCTGTACATCATCAGGTGATATTCATCGTCAGTCAATAGACCATCGCTTAGGTCTTGACGTAAACGCTGAGAACGTATCATTAATTGAGACTCTAATTCGAGCTCCGAGCGCAAGTCAACATCCGGATACTTAACAATGACTCTACTCTCAGAGCCTTGGAAGCGTAACGCCAAGGTGAGGATTTTTCCGAGCATTTCAGCAATGGGGGCATTCAAACTGTTTGCACTCATTGAGAACAAGTTAGCTTCAACCGTTGCCGTGTTAACCCCACTTTCACCCCGACCCAAAACGGTAGCCATTGTTAATAGACCCGCTTGGTTCTGTGCGTTCAATGCCTCAATTATCTGACTTACATCCAAGCCCGCAGCGGGGTTCTTCTCGTTTAGCATGCCAAACTTAACACTATCCGTAGTGACAATTGGCTGGTCCGCTCTTACCGCAGCAAACTGGCCCCCAATCTCCCGTCTCCGCGCATTGATATACTGGCGCAGCTCTTTTGGGTTGGTGCGGATATCCGCCGGAGCCGAGTCAGCAATGACCGATTCAAGAACAGTGATCGTAATACGAGGGAAACCTGTCAACTGCATAATTCGATATAAATCGTTAATAACCTGCTGACGCGCAGCCATCGTATTAATTGCACTGACAAACGGAGAATTAGAATACGCATCTTTTGGCGACTTTCTAAACCAACCCATAAACAACGTGGGTATATCAATCTTAACTGGGTCCCCTTGGCCGGTGTCTTGATAAGGTACCAATAAACCCGGCCCCTTCTCCTGAAAACGAATACTCGCAAGCTCAATCACGCGAATTTCAGTCAGCTCCAGCTGGTCACCCATGATGGCCTCAGCACAAATACCCCCCTGCGCCAACATCATATATCGGAACTCTTCACCCAACTGGCGCAAGCTCTTCTTGTGTACAAACCCTTTGGAATAATCGCGTCTGGTTTCCAGTAGCTCAATAATCTCGTTAACCAACTGGTGCCCTTCACGGTCAATAAGGCCATCAGCATCTTTGACCATAATGTACGGCTCAACTGAGTCACAGGTAGTAAGGTAGGAGTGAAGTGCACTGGAGGCATCTGGGTCAGATTTCAACAGCCCTTCAATTAACTCTTGGGAGTTTTGAGTAGTTCGACTAACAATTAAGTCCGCCAAATGCTCCTGAAAGTCCGGGAGGGCCAATACCTCAGTCGAGTTTTGAGAATCGTAGGTTGGCGTTTCCGTTGAGCCCTTAGGCTTTGCCCTAGTCGGCAGTATTGTCTTAAACTTAGTTAGTAGCTTACTGGCCATCGTCAATATCCAAATTTATTTATGTCTACGAATTATCGTATCTCGCTGGGGACTCCCGCCTCCACCAAAACCGATTAAGGATTCCGTTTCAAAGAAACTATCATTGGTTGTTCCGAACTGACCGGTATCTCCAAGCCCACTAATATCCGCAAAGGTGTTTTGCCATTCAGTGTTGTTAGATAATACCCCTTTGTAATAGAACGCGGCAAGACAGTATCCTAAGGCATGAAAGAAATGGTCGTTTCCGTTAAGCTTCTTCCAAACGGCCTGACCTTCTTCAATTTCATCACGCACCATGTCCTTCAAGTGCTCTTTGATGACCTCTTTATACGTGGTAAAGCCATCAATCGTCCATCCCCCACCTTTTATCCCATAGAACACCCCATCTAGGACGGTCGTTCTATTCACCTTGACATAATCGATACCCCCGAGCTCATCTTTTACCTCATCAACGGTCTTAGCTGCTGAGTAATGCGCGGGCATTAATCTCCCGGATGAAGCATCCCGAATCGAATTGACCGTTGGCGTGTAGGGATATCTATCAAGCACCCCTGAAACAAAGCGGTACTTAGAATCCAAGCGCCCAATTACTTCAGTCAAATGGTCGGCTGAGCACGTCATAGTTAACACTACATTGGCTTTTTTCGGGTCTTGGATTAAGGCCACCACGATATTGCAGGTCTTCCCGATATCCACCCCCAAGAAATACGGGGCTCCTGAAATAGGCTCCGGAACACCTGAGTTTCTAAAGGCCAAGTCCAACTCAGAGTCTACAAATTTTTGGTCCGCGTTGGTGTAGGGTTCACCTAAAACCGTGTTGTGGAAACCCTTCGGATTGTCCTTCTCCAGGTACTTAAACATCTGCTCAAACGTGTAGATTGGGCCAAGCCTGTGAGTCGAGAAGTTACGGATACGATAGCCTCGGTGAAGCGTTCTTGTTGGGAACTTGGCCACCCACTCCCGATTATCGTAGTCCCCCAAATTCAACGGCTTGTGGCATTTTTGGCAACCGACCGTGGCCGTCTCAATCTTGACCTTACCTGAATCAATATAGCGATAAGGTAAATCAATAAAGTGCTCAATATCATCGGGCATACCATCAACGCGAACGAACTCTCGATTGAACTGGGGGATTTGGTGGTGGTTGCAACGAGAACACTTCAACATATACTCAAACTGGTCGCTGCGAGCATAACCTTTATCAACCCCGAACCCTTCATAAGTCGGTGTACTGAAGCGCTGGTTGACCCGATGGTCTGAGCCTTGAAGACGTGAGTTAAAGAGCGAAAGCATATCTTGGGGCGTTAAATCAATCTCATCGTTCATTACAAAGTCAGCATTTATTGAGGTGGCATCCGCCTCACTTGAGCCTGTAACGTAAAGAAAGCTGGAGCCAATATTGATTAAATCCATTGAGTCTGTTCTGCGACCCCCGCCCTCCTTCTTAAATGTTTTATCATATTCAATTATCGGCTTGATACGCGCCTTTGAAATACGCTTAAACATTCGCTCATTCGGCATCGTGTAAATCAAAGAGGTGTTTGGATTTCTTTTGAGTATTGTTAGGGACTTTCTTATTTGGACTTCCGTGAGACCAATCTGACTGGGCTTCATACAATCCAAATTATGGTGCATGTCGTCGGCAATGGCTTTCTGGAAAGGGTAGCGCGTAAAATCAAACGGCTTCTTGTTTAGGGACGTGTTAGCACACATCCAATCCCCATTGGACATATCTGCAGTATCACGGTTATAAAGCTTACTGACCGTAAGCTGAAAATCTTGAACGTATTGGTTAGCCACAAATACCCCAGTGTGTTTTAATTATCGTCGTATTCCAAATTGTTGAGCCGCACGGTATCATATCAAACCTAAATACAAAATAGAGCATTGACGATGACCATATACAGCTACCCTGAGCTAACCCCTGACGTAATGAATTCCATAAACAAACTGTCTATGCTGATTCAAAATGCCCCAGATTACTTATCTAATCCAGACTGCCCTTATGAGTCTACTCAAATTGAGCAGTTAGAAAAAGCCTTTACCTCCACTGTGGTGGCCAATGACCAGTATTACGACCAAGACGGCGAAGTCATCCCCGATATAGATTCTATTGATTTTGAGAAAGAGTCCCTGCAGCTGTTCATTGAAATGAGAACCTTTAAGAACAGTTTGAACCTCGATGACACCACTGAAAAAGCAGCTGTCTTTCGCCTACTGGTTTCACTGATTGAAAAGATGATTGAATCTCAAGAGCGAGCCTCTGGGGTAAAGCACTTTAAAAAGTTCAAAGAGATTATGATTGATTCGATGGACCGTTACCTATCCCCCATTCAAAAAACAGAATTCGTCGATAACTTAGAAGCGTTTAACCAGGAGACTTAATTATGTTCAAGGTCATTAGCCTAGAAGCGCAATCGAGAGGACTTTTGCTGCTGCCAACGTATCCGAAATCTAATCTACCGATTACACCGGATCCGAAAAAGGCCAAGCAACCCCTAAACATATCCCTTTGGCAAAAACGATATGCAACTAACCCCGCAGCACTGGTGCTGGGCTTGTCTTTTTCACACGCGACTCATTATTATATCGCTTTGAAAATAAACGAAGACCTGCGCCATGAAATGACCCACCTTGTTGAAAGGCTAAACCAACAGGGTCACCCCCTAAACAGCCAATACACCCTATTCAAAGTCAAAAACGAACATACTGAACTGGAGCCGTATGCCGTTACCTTTGGCCCAAACGAACTCACCCCCGTATTGACCCTACTTTGCGAGCCAAAAGCCTCGCAACTGATTACTATTTCTGAGCTCTCCACCCTGCCAAGCAAAGCGCAGCTGGACTCACTTGAGCCCATCGACCCCGAACTACTAAAAGACCTCATCACCCAAGAGCTACCAAAGGCCGATTTTCACCACCAGGAGGACCTGAAAAGCCTAGAAAACCTATCATCTGCGGAATCCGAGCAAATTATTAAGGCCAAAAGCTACCAGTTTGCACTCGATTTGCTCACAAAACCCACAGAAAACACCCAACTTAAACCCATTTTGTCCGAGATACAGGCCATTTACGCCAACTTTAGCCCGAATACGACAGATTTCCCTGAATTAGGACATTTTAAGGCCGATTTTGGAAACTACCTGCTATCAACTGCAACCAAGTACAACTTGGCACTGCACCCAGATATCAAAAAAGAGCTCACCCCACCCATACTTAAGAGCCTAAAATTAACCACCCCGCCCCCAATTCACCTCAGTTTTAGTGAGTTTAAAGAGCAAATATTTGAGGAAATGTCGCAATCGATAGACAATGAACAGCGCATGCTGACTACTTGCCAAGCCCTGCTTAATCAATTGGCCCTCAACCATACCTTGAGCCCACTCAATCGTGACCAGCTTAAAAAATACATTTGCAAACAGTCGGGACTCAACCTAAACCTGACCAAAGTAGAAAGCCAAATAACAAAACTGAAAAAAGAGAACCTTGCCCACGGCTCAGCCCTATCGATTGGAAAACGCGCAGCTGAGTATATGCGTAGCTTTGGGGATTATCGATTCGAAGCCTCTATCCACCCAGACATTCAATTGTTCACAGGTACCTACTGGAGACCCCTGCCCCGCGGAGAAGTCTCGCAGTTCATACACCGATTCTTCGACACCAAGATTACTGAAACACCCGGCCAGCTCACCCTCGTATTTAACATAATAAAGTCCGAGCTGACCGCCCCAATAAAAACCACACAGCAAATAGGCGTCAATTTTGCCAATGGTTTTCTGGACGAATCTCTAACCCTGCAGCCACATAATAAAAACCAAGGGCTCGATTACCGGTTCAACTTTGACTACCCAGAAACACCCCCAGAGCCACCGACACAATTCCTGAAATTCTTAGACTTCACCTTCAGAGACCAAGCCCCTGAGCAGCGAAAAGAAACGATCAACCTCATTCAACAACTGTTCGCTATGACCTTGTTCGGTACCGGAACCAGCCATCAGAAAGTGGTGCTGCTTTATGGTGTGCCAAACTCTGGAAAGTCACAACTGCTTGAGGTCCTAAAAGCCCTCATCCCAAAAAACAAACAAAGCCAACTCACCCCTGAAAATTGGAAACCCAACAATGCTTACACCCAACTGGCCGGAAAGTTACTTAACGTCTGCGGCGAACTGTCAGAAAGAAAAACAATCGATTCACAAACCTTCAAAGATATCGTCGATGGTACTGCAGGTCCTATCGGGACAACCCATTGGTTTGCCTCCAATCACCTCCCCAAAACAAAAGACGCTTCGGGAGGCTTTTCTCGACGATGGGTTATTATCCCGTTCAATAGCCGAGTCCCTAACGAGGATGCCCGCCTTGACTACCATCGACACCTCATTAAAACAGAGCGACAATCCATACTGTACTGGGCCACACACGGGTACCCCAAAAGCAGAAACGGTCTCGCTCTATCAACAAATCAAACAACGTCAACTGAAGAACTCGACGCCGCCAACAATAATGTATACGCCTTCCTATGGGATAACCCTCAAATCCGAATTAGGGACTTATCTGCCCTTAAAGGGTTGCCCGTAGAAGAACTGCTCGAACAACTCTACCGCCACCCAAAACTATCCGGTAAAGAACTGTACCGAAACTACTGCAGAACCCTGACCGCTGCCCAGCGAGCCGATGAGTTAGAATTCTACCAACGCACCCGAGAGCTCGCTGCAAAATATGGCTTCTTGCAAGTCAAAGGGCCTACGGAAATGGGAGAGCTTGAAACCTTTTATTACGGGGTGGAATTAATCTAACCAATGCGTCCATGCGTCTTGCTAATCGCACGCCCAGCTCAGGAATCCTGCGGGAGCAATCATACGGCGGTAAACTGCAGGGCGCACTTTTCTCCAGACATAAAAAAACCTCCGAAGAGGTGCTTTTACCACGCAGTATAAACTTTCATTTTTAATAACCCAGCTTGACCACGGAGTGAGGTTAGCAAAGTTAACTACTTTGTGAATTATCGTCAATATCCAAACACCACTATCATTGGGTTCATCACTCCCCAAGAGCCGATTTTATTGGTCCAACCTTTCCTAAGACTCCATAGCCGCAGCTCGCTTACCATCACATAAGTTAACCTGCGAACACTTAGTTAACGCACTAACACAACCAGGCAGGAAGAAAGTGCGCGTAAAAAAGGCTGTCCCGATAACGTGGTATCGGCAACGAGAGGCATACTACAAAAGTTTAAGGTCTAAACCAAGACCTATTTGTCGCTAATCGGTAACAGTTTGTAACAATCGCTGGTTTATTGGTATTTTTGCTAGTTTTTTGCATTGAGGTACTGGGTTACACCGGAGTGAAATTCGGAAAATTTTTGGGGTGGGGTGAGGGGGCTGCCCCCCCACTTAGCCCCTAATGCTTGCAGTTTTAGCACCCCCCCTTCTATAGTGCTTACACGTTGGAACAGCCCAGCGCCGCAAAACGCGGATAACATTAACAAGTGTTCACATGAACACTTCAAACAACACAATAGGAATTGACGAAATGACTACATTAACTACAGCAACTAAAAACAACATTCTTTCAGCTACTAAAGCGACCTCATTTTTGAAAGCCGCAACACAAGGCGAGATGCAAGCCGATAGCGTCCGCGTAGCACTTGCGCTTGCCTTTATTAACAACCCAGCGATTGACTGCACAAAAGAACCCGAATTATTAGCGTTCTTTAATATCAAGGGCACAAAAGCCGAACCGAACAAAAAGAAACATCCTTTATATAATAAAGTACACAATTTCTTCTCACGTTATGTTAAGCCAATTCAAGCCAATGTCGAGCACCTAAAGCCAGTACTTAAGCAAGTCGAAGCGGTCGACTTAAGCAAGGCCTACAGCGATGTTGCAAAGCAAATATTCACGGCCATAGACTTCGGCAAAACTGAAGCGCCTTCAAACCGTACCGATTGGATGGAATTCTTAAACGGCTTCATTCCTACCGTAGAAACTAAGATTAAAGCCGTAAACAAGCCAGCGAAAAAAGAACAGCCAGCCAAGGCCGCAACCAAGGGCAAGCAAGCGGACGCTGCGACCGTACCAGCTGCGACCGTTATGCAATCGGCCATTGATACCGAACTAACCAAGGTTCAAAAGTTACTTGACGCGAAGGTCATCGAGCTAACAAAACGTGTTAAGACTGAAGCCAAGTTGAACGATAAGCAAAGCGTGCTAGTGAGCAAGGCCATGCTGGAGTTAGTCAATAGCATGCGCCCCGAGACGGCCCATGAAGCACACTAAGTAGACAAGCCTAATACAGGGCCCAAGGCGCAAGCCTAAGGCCTGTTTTTTGTGCTTGTTACAAAACAAAAGTGTTCACGTGAATACTTTTGTTTTTTAACAGCATGCCCCGCTATTAAGCGCATGCACACACACACACACACACACACACACACACACACACACATAGGCCCTGTTACATGCGCCTAGGCGTGCTGGTTGGGGTGGGGTTTATAAAAACGCGCGAAGGAAAATGGGGGTCCCCAGTTTCCTTCGCGGTCGCCAGGTTTTACAAGTGTTCACGTGAACACCCCATTATTAAGGAAATAAAATGAAACAATTTTTGCTGTATGCACTAGTTATGATGGTTCTTTTTACGGTTGGATTATTGAGTTTGTACATGCTGGTCCAAGGCCTAAACATACCAATGGTTTTAGGTATTTCAGGGCTAGTAGTATGGAGTTTATTACTCGTTTTAAGGGAGGTTCTGCGATGAAAAAGAGGGGTTTTTGGCTATTTTTAAGTCTAAATTTGGACGTTTTGCACCCTTTTGGTGCAAGGTGAGAAATTTTGGCACAGTCCCAAAAACTGAGGTAAGGCCCGAAAGAAAGCTTTACCAATTTAACATAATGTGTGCTTTTAGCGGATATTAAACACCCTGAAAACCATCCGCAAAGCCTAAAACCAAACCCAAGAACCTAAATCAAGCCCTTTTGTAGCACCCTCAAAACGGCTTCATGTGGGTTTTTAAAGGTGTTCACGTGAACCCTTTACAAAAATCTTTAACACCCCCAACGGCCTAAGTATTAACCTAGACCGCCCCAAAAAAAACAACGGCCTCAGGCCTATCGGAGAATTGACGATGCGTATAAATACCAATACCAAAACAACCCTTATTGTGGTAAAAAACAGCAAAACAGGCGCTTTTTTAGGCTTAAAAAGGCTGGATTTACGTCCAGTTTGGCGTTCAAAAATGGTCGAAGTTCTCGCTTATTTGGGTGAAATTGAGCGTGAAATGCGGTCGACTTGCGGCGAAACTTTCGAGTTAATCTAGGCGTTTTAAAAACATTTTTGCTGTTCATTTTTTAACCAGCAAAAAAGCCCGTTTTTCAGGCCTTGTCCGAAACCCTCATTTTAGGAACTTATCTCGATTGGCCCCTATGCCTCCATCTAGGTGCTACACTCGCGTTCAGAGGATTTAGAACAAAATTCTCTAAGCTCTATTTCTATAAGCTAACTCAAGGAAAAAAAAATCTTGTCAATAAACTTTTACTCTTTAATAGATTATGAATGATAACATAAACTGCGAGCGTGGCAGAAAACCAAAAGAAAAGCCTAAACTTTTTCTATTGAAACCGTTAGTTTAAAGTTTCAAGAAACTAAAAAGAAAAGGGCATGACTCAAAACCCCCCTGCCCAATTTATTTTATGAATACCTATACCTAAATTCGTTTAGGTTCACGCAAACAAAAGGCCATGCAACAAATAAATCTCGCGTCTAGGTTTTCAATTGTTGTTCGAGTCTGGAGTTTGGGGTATTGAGAAGTAGTTGCGTTGGGTTTTAGGGGGATGCTACTCTAGCTGGGTTGTCGGGGTGTTCACGTGAACACTTCGGCAAAATATAATTAACTAACCAATAATTTGGAATTGACGATGAAAACAATACACAAGCTTGCTTGGGAGCCCTCTCAAGCGACAGAACTCCCTAAAGCAGTACTCTTCTATTCAAGCAACAAGAAAGCGCGTTACATGAGCTTAGACAAAGCCTATGGCCTACTCATAGACATTACTTTGGATGGTTTGCCGTGCATGTTGCTGAATGCTGCCTTGTGGGAAGACAAGCCCTTTAACTTTCGAAACCTCAATTTTGCAGCACCTACGGCCAGCAACATTCGATTGTTTGGCGTGGCGGATGAGTTTCACGTTGAGAATGGCGTGGGGGAATATGTTTGGTCTTGTCAGTTGGAGGAATCCGCGTGAATCTGCTTGAATTAGAAAAAAGAGAAAAAGCCCTGTGCGAGCTTTTAAAGCCTCGCGTTCGTTCCAGCGTAGGATATATCAAAAAGCGCGAGAAAGTAGCTCAGCGTTCCAATTTGACCCCTTTAACGTTAGGTTTTAGGTGATTTATGGGGATCATAACTGGAATGCGCCTACAAATAGGCTTACAAGTCCGTTTTTCAGAGAAATACAAATGGGCCCGACAAGTGATGCCTCAGAAAACGGGTGAGCGAGTCGCTAAAAGTTTTTGTGCTCGGCGGGGCTTTTGCTTTGAAACTGAAGTGCTGCCCGTGTTGCAAGAAACTGGAGAATGGTACCACCGCCCCAAAGGTAAACCTTGGGTCTTTATTCGCTTGCTAGACCCTGCTAGGTAACTAATTAACTTAACTGGAGTGTTCACATGAACACTTCAAAACAACCTTAGGAATTGACGATATGAATACTGAAATACAAGCAATAAAAAATCGGGTTTTACCTAAAGTAACGGCCCTACACAATGCCCTCCCCGCTCTTGTGGAGGCGGTTTTCCAAAATAATTTCACCTCTGAGGAAAGTTATGAATTCCAAGCCCAAGGCGATTGGAAGTTGGAGTTTGTGAGAGAGACCGACTGCATGGATCCGCCCTGTGAAATGGAGCTGGTCACTCAGCTTTATACTTTTCACAGGCGCTACAATATTGGCCTAAAGCATAACTACTCAGACGTTAGAGCGGCGATGATGGACTTGATCCAAGACAAGGTAAATTATGACGTTGAAAGTTATTTCTATGGCTTAGAGGAGCGCCTAGTAAGTGGGGCGGATGTTTTTGAGAGACTTCAGGAGTTGTTTTCATCTCTGTATGTTTGGACGTGGGTTTATATCTATGACCATTCAGGTATCACCATTTCAACCAGTTCCTTTTCTTGTCGCTGGGATTCTGGGGTCGTGGGATTTGCTTGCCAGAGCAAAGCCGTGGTGCGTGAAAATTTAAGTGTCCAGCGTATTTCGGCCAAGACTGAGGAGCGTGTTCAGGGTTGGATAACGTCAGACGTTAAGGTTTGGGATGATTACTTAACCGGCAATATTTGGGGTTTTACCTTGGAGCACAAGGGCGAGGAGGTTGACTCTTGTTGGGGTTTTTATGGCGATATCGCCTATGCCGAGATGTTTGAAGAATACGTGGTGCCTAATTTCACTCACCATATAACGCAATTAGAACTACCTTTGGAGCAATTATCATGAGTTACAGTTTCGCTAAGGCTCGGGAGAACGAGCAAATAAAAGTTGAGGATTTCTGTCGTCCGTTTTATCAAATTGCGACGCTATTCAGTCAGAAAAAATTTATTGCCCTGCTAGAAATTAAGGACTTTCAATATCCTGAACTGGAGTCTGTTGGATATAAATTGCAAGCTGATTTTGCAATGGATTTACCCTATTGGGCTACTTCAGTTCCTAGTTTCAGAGACCGGGTATTTGAGGTTCGAAGGGGTTTTATGGCCCCTTTGAATGAGGATGGCGAGGCGAATAAGCAATGGCTTTTCAATGCTGAGCTGTTCGATAAATTAGAGTCCAGGATAGTAGATGGGATTGAGGGTGTTTTTTCTCGTAACTCAGGGTCTAGCAGCAAAGGTTATCGAGGCCCGAGAAAGTTTCCAGCGCACCACGGAAAACTATCGGCGATCGTAACTAACTTCATGGTCATCATGACTGAAATTGAGGCCCTGCGAGCGAAATGCTTAATGCCCCAAGGTATGGGCTACACCACGGCAGGGTATATTTTCTATTGCGACACGAAAATGGAGCCTATTCTTGAGATGCTGCGAGCATTTTCAAAGTATTTGCGAGCCTTGTTAACGCTTCAAGGCCATGCAGTGCCTAGAATGGTAGCTCGGGTAATTCAAGATTATTCGCATAACCCAGAATGGTTTACGCGGGGCTATCCGATGGATTTATTGCTGTGGGATGTGGAATCGCTGCGTTCAAACCCCCATGAAATTAAGGGTATTGTGGTCAAGCAAGAGCATTGCAGTACCTACATTCAGAGATATTCGGATGACCCTGTGGAGACCCGATTCAAGGGTGTGTTTGATGGCAAGTTTGATTTTTACTACACCAAGCCAATGGACAGAACCCGAACGGTTTTCCAATCTCCTATTAATTTTTAAGGATTAATTATGAGTACAGTAAATAAAGTTGAGGCGAGCCTCTCGCTTTTAGCGTTTCGCGGCAAAGTAATTGCCAAGATGTTGAAGCTTAAAAAGCCCGTGGATGGATTTTATGACACCACTTGGGGCAGTAAAACAGCTGTGGGGTTAGCGAGAACAATCGAGAGAATTTTAGAATCCTCAAAGGCTGAGCTTTTAGAGATAGATAATAAACTTTGAGGTGTTCCTGTGAACACTTCTGCAATTAACAAATAAAATTAGGAATTGACGCTATGAAAAATAAAATGCCCAGAATTAGAGAACCCCATGTGCTGGCGAGTAAGTTACTTTCTCAGACAGCGATGGATAATTTAACCAAGCTTTCTAAGCACTTAAACACCGGCGTAGAGGTCGCCCAGTATGAGAATAAGAACTGGGACAGTTACATTAATTCTAAGTGTAACCCTGTGAGTTACGACCGTCTTACCGATGGGATGGATTTAGCTTTGATTAAGCGAAATGCGTTTGCCTTTTGCTATGACTTGAGAAACTCACTTGTCAGCGTGACCGGCGAACAACCTGACTTTTGGGATGCTGAGAATGTGCTGGATACGTACTTCGATTTTTCGTGCTTGTTAGAGGATTATCGAACGTGGGTGTATGACTTCATTTGCTACCCAGGTTGGGATGGCCTAGGACCGGGTCCGGTGGCCGCAGCGATGCGAATTAATTATTTTCTCGAGCATGGCCTCCCCACTAAGGCCAAGGATTTAATTTACCAGACGCCAAAATACAACTTTATGGAGTATGGCTCTGATTTCTTGGACCACGATGTAGTCGGCGGGCTACAAAATATTTTTAAGCTGGAATTTAATTATCTGGGTGAAGCTTGGGTTGACCGTTGGGAATATTTTTCAGATAACGTACCCCCTGTAGCACCCCCTTGTGCTCCGGAGCAACCCCCAGAACCTAAGGTATACCCGAAGGTGGGTATCTTCCACGAGGATGATGAGGATGATTGGGATGATCGGATAAATAACAACGAGCCGATTGTGGAATTCCTAATCCCTTCAGCGGCCCCAGCAAACATTGAGATAACGCTGCGTCTGAGTCTCAGTGAGCGTGATAACATGGGGGAGCTATACAGTGAGGCTGAGGAAATTCTGGAGGAGTATGCAGAGCGCTTTAATACGAGCTTTGGTGAGGTGCTTTACGTCCACAGAGTTTTCAACATCCCCGAATATTTTTTAGCCTATTCGCAGGAAGGTAAAGCTTACATCGACAACCAAAAAATCGAATACGTGATGCCGTTAGACTTTGGGGGTAACTATTGGGTCGATGGCAACTCAGATGCCAAGCTGGATTTGCTTGAGGCGGAAGTTATGGCTCAGGACCAATTCATGCTCGAGAATTTAGACAGGGATTATATCGGTTGTTACAAATCAGCATATGACTTTGTTACAGACGGAGTTTTAGACCAAAGCTTGGTTGTGCAGCTAGAGAATCTTGAGCTCATGCAGTACATCGACGTTGAAACGTATTTTAACGTCCACCTAGCGTCCCAATACAAAATAGCCGGTGATGATTTATATTTCACCCATAGATAATTTTAACTAAGGGTGTTCACGTGAACACCCAACAAGGAATTGACGATATGCGATTAACACATGCAGTTTGTGACAAAATAGTACGAGACGTTTTGAAAGATAAGATTGGATCAAAAATACAGGCGCTTGACGTGAAGATAACCAAAGAAGTGAGGGCTCAGATGGAAAAAAAATATGGCCTTAACACTCTCAGGTTTAAAGAGTGTTTAGCGGTTGCTTTTTCGGAACCCCAAATAGAAGCGATGGGTAATTATATTCGCTCTTGTTCGGTGAAGATGCGTGAGGATTATGAATTAAAGGCCAAAGATGTATGGATTAATGTAGAAAGAGGAAAATCTGTAAGATACGGGCTCGATTTCTATGTAGGCATCCTTGGTTTAAAACTAATATCCCCGAATTCCACCGGGGTTGTTACTTTCGATGTTAACGCCAAAATAAAAGGCTTAATCGAGGAGTACGACGCATTGAGAAAGCCCGCTAAAAATTTGGTCCATGAAGTATGGGACATTCTTGATTCAGTGAACACAGTGGCGCAACTAAGAAAGTCAACCACAGCGCTGGACAAGTACCTCCCTGAGAAAGCAAAAAGCAAAGCCGGTGAATTAGTGCCAGTTGAAAAAATCAAGAAGTTCGAAGAGTTAATGACAGCCTAAAAGCTTGAATTATTTCTCAAAGTAATATAATTTAACACCCTAGTCGGGGTTCGCCCCGACTTACTTTAATTAACAATAAGTGTTCACCTGAACACCCCTAGGAATTGACGATGATAAATACAGAACATACTCAAGGTATTGAGTTTAATGCTACCTACTCCCCTGAAGATAACAAACTCCGTTTTACTG